CCTTCTGTTGCGCCTCTTTTGGCTCTTCGGAAGGCTGGTCCTTTGCACCTGGACCTAGTGCGTCAGCGTCGTTAGGACCGGTCGCCCTGTGGAGGGGAACCATGTCGTCTTCGGACGGCCGCGGTCTAGCTTGCCTCTTGTAGGCGGGCTGGACCTCTCTCCTCCCCATGGTCACCGTTATTTCGGAGTTGGGGGTTCGAGAATGGGACAACGCGTTGCGTCTGGCCTCCTCGTCTATCTCCGCCTCCCAGTCAGCCACCGGAACGGGGGTGTTCTCACACTCCTCGCTACGGGGGACTGTACTGGGTGGAGGTAGTCGGGACGACAGACATTCGTGCTCCTGCCGGGGTGCAGGCAACACATTTTGTGAAGCTTGTATCTCGTCCGGAGCCGTAAAGGCTTCGGTCCCTCTCGCACTCATCTCCTCTCGAATACTTTTGATCATCGCATCCGGCGTTCCAGTGTAGTATAGCATCTCGTCCAGTTCTCTGGTATCGACATGCCGCACCACCAGTGTATCGTGGAGACGTTGGGCTTTGTTTGGTTCGATCGGTTTGACCGACTTCCACTTGTCCACCGTCTCTGCGACGATTCGCCGGATGCGTCCAGATATGGTCGCCACCTTCGCTGCCTTGCGTACTTCGAGTTTACTCGACTCGGGGTCGAATGAGTAGAACCCCAAGGTTCGTCCGACGGTTTCAGAGATCGCTTCTTCGAGCGTCACTGGTTCCAACGGCTTGTCCTTGTGGATCGTCTCTTGGGCAGGCAGTTGCTCTGGCAAGTTCGACACCATGTCGAGCTGTTTATCCAGGAGCTTTCTCAGGTTCTTGGGTGCCTTACTCGTCGTCATTACGCCGAGTAGTCGTTTCTGGACGTGTCTTTGACCGTTTAAAATGACAGCAGCAGCCTTTCGGAAGTTGACGGGTGCCTCAGGTTTCCCTGGCACCCCCCACCCTCCTAGCGACTGTGGCCAATGGATCGGCATTTGAGATTTTTGCCAGCGGCTGTATGTGTTCTTGTGGACTTGTTCCGCCAGAGCGAGCAGTGCGCGCTTCCTCCAAGGTTCGTTGCAAGCAGCATATTCTGTCTGCAGCACCGAAGGTAGGGAGAGATAGGCAGGAACGGCTTCATCTTCTCTTTTCGACCCATGTCTCTTTGCGCTGAGGAGCGCACTGAGCAACGGTCGATTCACGAGTCGAAGTTTCCGGACATACTTTGTTTTGTCTGGGCCGCTGGGTGAGAACGCCTGTTCAATCCAGTGGAAGAGAGTGGTAAGTGGAGCGTTGAGCTGTGAGCTCTCCGCTTCGTCACCACGGTACTCCCTCGGGACCTCTTTGGTACCGAGTAGGAACAACTTCTCGAGGAAGACGCCACCTGACTTACTTCGGAAAGTCTTGTGTTCGTTGACCTTGAGGCCAAGTTCTCTTAACGTCTTCTCGTAATAGAGTCGGTGTGTGGTTGTCCATGCGCCGATGAAGTCGTCACCACCGATGGCAAAAGGCCGATGTGTTCCTGGATGTTTGAATTCGGGCTCTGGGAGGGGGCCCCCCAGCTCTCTCTTATGCACCATGACCCACGTTTTGCAGGCCCTGTCTGCTGCGTACTCATTGAGGAGTGAAAGGATAGGCCACGTGAGGGGCAATCCCATGAGGATCCCACATGTGGTGACCTTTCCATTGTGCTCTTCCAGCTTGCCGGTCAGTCCTTGGAC